TCAAATCTCGTCTTCCGCTCCAAAATTTAATAAATTTGAAATGACTTGAGTATTACTCTGGTCATTCTTTTTTAATCTACTTATGTGCGCCCATAGCTCAATTGGATAGAGTGCCTGGCTTCGAACCAGTAGGTTGGGGGTTCGAGCCCCTCTGGGCGTACCATTTATATCCACAACCAGAGAAATCTGGACATGATCACCATCGCGGATGGTGATTTTTTTTATGTGTTTTTGAAAACACTTCTTCAGCTCCAGCTCATCCATGGTGCGGAGGTTATCGCAGGCGATGTAATATTTAATTTCGTCCAGGGACGGAACTTTATCGTCCATGGTATTTTCATACGCGTAGATTTCTTTTTCGATGCATGACTTTTTCTCTTCCAGCGATGTCAATTTCTCTTTCATCGACTCATGAAACATCCCACCCATGATAGAATCAATTAACCGATCAATTTGATCTTTGACCTTTTCATACTGCATCTTAGACGCTGAAAGCTTACTTGAATTTTGCATGCTGTTGGAGATTGCATAATCCCTTACGATTTTGGCCGTTGCTGCAATTCCGCTTGAGGTGTAGAGCCGGGCTTCGATTACTTTTTTTACAATTTCTTCGAGATGATCTTTTCTGATGTCTTTGGCATTGCATTGGCCATTATTTTTTTTATTGCTGCAGATATAATAAAAATAATCATGACCTTTTGCCCGGCGCCGCTCACCGCAGTATGATGCTCCGCAATGGCCGCAGACAATTAACCCGGACAATGGATAAACATATTTATTCTTATATCTTCCCGATGCTCTTCTATTTTTTTCCATCTTCTCTTTTACCTTCACAAATTGTTTTTGTTCGATAATGCATGGCATACCATCTTTTATTTTAATCACGTCATCGGCGCTCTTCAAATTGTGGGAATTATTGCCTTTTTTACGCCTGTTTTCGATGCGGTTATAAATATATGTCCCGGTGTACTTTTCGTTGCGTAAAAGCTCATATATGGAGTTTTTACCGAACGGTTTACCACGCTTTGTTTTACGGCCGGCTGCATTTAAGCTCCGGATGATATCAAAGTAGCCATGATCGTTTAAATACATGTCGTAGATAATCTGGACGGTTTCAGCTTCATATACGTTTATTTCGTACTTTTTAGACTGGGGGTTAACATCATACCCAAGTGGTGGCGTTCCCCCGTTGTGGAGGCACTGAAGGGCATTTTCTTTTAATCCCTTAAAGGTTTCCCTGGCCAGGTTCTCGCTGTAATATTCTGCCATCCCTTCCAGAACCGATTCAAGGATGATGCTTTCCGGGCTATCATCCAGACGCTCCAGGACTGAAAAGAGACGAACCCCGCATTTTTTCAGTTTACGCTTATACAAGGCACTATCATATCTGTCCCGGGAGAAGCGATCCAGCTTATGAACAATGATCGCCTGGAATTTATTCTTTTCGGCATCATCGATCATTCTTAAGAAACCGGGGCGCTCGTCCGACAGTCCGGATCGGACTTCATCGGTATAAACATCGACCAGTTGATAACTTTCTTTTAAACAAAATTCTTTAATGGCCCGGAGCTGGGCATCAATACTCTCAATTCTTTGGTTATCGCTGGAAAAACGGGCATATGCAACTACATTCATTTTCTTCATAATGTTTTCTTCTCTCTTTCAGTTTTCAAGATATTTTGGGACGCAATCGGTTATAAATTCGATAGGTACGCCGTAAAGCTCTGATAATTCGTAGGGGTTATATAATTTCGTATCAATTCTAAATCGGCTAATCGGCAGCAAAAAATAAACAGAAAAGGCAATCGCCTGACATTCATATCGCCCTTGCATGGTTTTATCCAGCCGGTGGATATCGCAGTTATGACAGAGAATATGGCCTAATTCATGGCTCAGGAATACACGGCTATTAAAGTCGTAGGTATGAGGCATAAAGACTGAATTTTTAATAACGCATGATTTACAGAGATTCTTTGAGATGACAATATCAAAGCCCTGGTCAATGATGGCCTGCTCAATTTGCCACAGTGGGATGGGGAAGGAATTGATTTGATATCTTTTTTTCATTAAGTTAGATTTTTTGAATGCAAGATCATTCATACACACCTCCTAAACAGAACGTTTGTTTATTATAGCATGTTTAAAGAACGGGTGTTCTATAAAAAGCGGGTAAATATTTGCGAAGAAGGTTAAGAAGATGGGGAACCCATCATGGGTTCCCGTGTAAAATATGGATATTTTTAGCAGATGTCAGTAATTTACATATGTGATATGGGTTTTCCCAAAATTAGAAATGAAAAAATACTATTTTCTTAATGATCATATCATTAGAATTATGATATACTGAAAAAAACACGATTAAAATAGGAGGCACATAATGAAAAAAGCATTAGCGGACATTCAAAGTCAATTGTTAAAAAAACAAATCAGTACTGGAGACAAATTGCTAACTGTTTTCAATGATAATTTTTTCTCTGATGGGAAAGAAGAAATAGATAAAATGCAATGCGAATTATCTAAATTAAAAGAGCAGAGCCAATCCCATCAACGGATCAGTTCATTTAGAAAAACTATTCGACATAAATAGCAATGGGGGAGATAACATAAGGTTTTTTGCTAAAATCGACGACAAGGGCTTGCATCATGCTTAAGAATAAATCATCTATTGCCTCATAGGTTACTTCTAATGCATCTGGTGTGATATCCATTAGTTTATTCATTTCTTTATTATGGCCTAGCTGCCTATTCACCTTGCCAAGGATGGTTATTTTCCCAGAATATTTGAATAACAACTCATTTGACTTTTCTCTTAAAGCCCCTTCTTTTAAAGGAACAATATAACTATTTGAATATAAGAATGATTTGTAGGGAAGTAGTTGAATCAATAATTCTATTGTGTTGAACGGATTCAATAATTGGCCGTCATTGAGTTTAGCATCTTTTTTTAAGCCGGGAGTTATTTTCTGCATGTGTCTATTGTTAAATATTTCAAACATGTAATTTAAGTCCATGATTCTAAAATCTATAGATTTAAAGAAAAATTTGTTCAAAGTTGGATTTTCGAAACACATTCCATTTTCTTGTAAATAGCTAAAGAATGCATTGAAAGCATCATCATGCACAGTCTTTGTAATGATACTTTGTCCAATTTCAGTTTCAGCGAAAGAAGATACGGATGTCGGGGCTTTCCATGTACCTTTTGTTTTTCCATTCCCTTTTATTCCTGTTATGCCTGGAATACCAACTTTACCCTCAATAGCTGCTTCTGTTTCTATTCCTTTTTCTGAGCCTGATGAGGTAGTTGTGGCTTCATTCTGATCCGTGATTGAATCAGATGTGCGCTCAATTAATCCGTTGTTAATTTGAGATAAATAAGAATCCAGATAATCTGTGTCTAAATATAAAAAATCTTTCATTGGTTCCTCCTAAAAATTCAGAATCTTTCTATTGATGCTCCAGGATCATATCATAAAATACGCTTTCAGAAATAATTTCGATGTCCTGACCTTCAGCCTTTAATTTCTCAGCTCTTTTATGTTTGCCGGTTTTACCGTCTTTGATGGTATCACAGTAACTGTAATCACCCATTATCAGGTAGTTTGTTTTTTTCGTTACACTGTCACCGCAGCAACCTCCTATATTGACAACGAACTGCATAGCTTCTTCCCGGGTGCATTTTGATAATTTGCCTGTGAATACACACGTCGTTTCATAAAATGGATGTGTTGGATCCACTTCGTCCGTACTTCTAGTGATGTCACAGGCTTTCACGGTTTCATAAATGCTCTTGGAGTATCTTTTTATGGTGCTTTTAAATAGTGACTCCGGGTCGGGGTGGCATGATGCGACTTCCTTACACATTTTGTAACAAATATTTGTTATCTCACAGTCAAAATCTGCCCGATGTGCTCCAGAAGTATCAAATCCAAAACTTGATGCAATAGTAGAAAGCTTGTAATTTTCTAAACCAGGCACGATCTTTTTAGCAATTCTATTTAAGTCAACGTAATCATTTTCAATAGAATAAACTCCGTCCCCAAATTGATATATGTAGGAATCATGAATGAAATTAATATCAAAATATACGCATTGGCCCAGGATTATATCATTACCGACAAAGCTATGAAACTCTGGAAGGACTTCATTGATTTTAGGTGCTCCGATAACCATTTCATTTGTTATACCGGTAAGGTTCGTAATGTGTTTAGGTATGTTATTATCTGGGTTTATAAATGTGTGTATTTTTTCGACAGGTTCATGATCAACGCATTTTATAGCGCATATTTCTATGATTTCATTCCAATATGGATCATACCCGGTTGTTTCGAGATCGAGTACAATATACTCGCTTGGAAGCGCCAGAAGACTTTTCCCTTTTTTTCTTTCCTCAGCCATAATTTTTGTTCTCATATCAAATAACCCCTTTCAAGAATGACTATACATTTCTATTCTCACCGTAAAATATCCGGCCATCATTTAAATTCTTTTTATAGTAGCAACGGTTTGAAAATGTCACATTTTGTTGGATGCATTTCTTTTCATCACTGCATTCATTGTATAAATGGCAGCAACCAAATTCACTATTATCACTATAATCAGATTCAAAAAATAAGTATAATTCGGAAAAAGAGTCCTTGAAATGGTTCAATGACTCAAAGTCGTTGACCAGGTATCGGCTCCAGTTTTTTACTGGGGGCATTGGTTTAAAAGAACCAGAGGCAAAGAATTCTGAATAATCATCTGGTATTGCAATGAAGTAAGATTTCAAAGATTTGGAAAATTTGATTTTGGCGATTAGATTTTTAAAGAAGTAAATGCTGATCCCGTCCAGATTATCAGCTTTTCTGATCCACTTTGAAAATTCATATTTGTCTTGATTGAATAAATAGATGCTTCTATAGATGCTTTCAGCCGTTAGGTCATTTGATTCTTGCTCACACATTTTCATAAAATATACCTTAGCCCCCTTGTTTAATGAAATCATTAACAAATGTCAAAGATTTTTTAAAATTGGCAAAATAAAAAGCAGACTCTAATAAAGCCTGCCGCTATTCTTTCTTATTCAATTTTCTCAACGCTTCCTGCCCTTTTAAAATACTCAACAGGTTTCTTTTTTCTTCTTCGGACCAGTTTTTGTAATCATAAAACATGGACGACATTTCATCATCCTTCAGGAAGTCATCCAGCTCTTTATTGTAATCATGCTCATCGTGCAGATCCTGGTCGACGTCACGCACCGGTAGTGGATCGTCGGTTCGGCCGAGGAGATAATCGGTGGAGACATTAAAACTTTTTGCAAGGATTACCAGAGTGTCATAATCTGGAGATCTGCGATTATTCTCGTACTGGTTGTATCTTTCTCTAGAGACGCCAATTTCTTTAGCAATATCTGCTTGTGTTAGGCCCCGAGCTTCTCTTAGTTGTTTTAATTTATTACCAAGCATGATAGTCCTCCAATTAGATATATGGCTATTTTAACACGTAACTCAATGTTACACAACTAAAGTAACGAAATGTTAATTTAGTTCTTGACAGTATCAATCTGTTACGTTATACTTTTGTTAACAGTATGTTACTAAGAGGGAGGTGAGGATATGAAAAAATGGTTGATCGAATATCGCGAAAAAAAGAAACTTAGTCAAAGTGATTTAGCCAGTATGGTTGACGTCTCAAGAGAATACATATCAATGATTGAAACCGGGAATAGAAATCCTTCCGTTGCGGTTGCTAAGAAAATTGGAAAAGCCCTTGGATTTAAGTGGGAACTTTTTTTTAAAGAAAATAGTAACGATGCGTTACACGACGAAAGCAAAAAACCAAGTTAGGAGGTGAGAAGGATGCTAAAGATCATATGCCCTGAGTGCATGAGCGATGATATCGCTTATACCGCTACATTAGAAAATGGTGATGATTTTACAGAGACATTTTTATGTAATGAATGCGGTGAGGATTTCAGTGAAGGCAGAATATATTTTGAGGAGGTGAAGAATGCTTAAAGAAATAGTCATTGAAGCAACCATCAGCACCGGGGAAATGAAGGCGATCAGCGAAAGGACCATCCCCGGTGAGTTGGAAGTAACTACCGATTATTGCAGGATGATCTTGGATCGTATTGCGAACGATAAAGAAAAGGAGGTACAGAAATGAACGAATTTATTAAAGAGAGTTTCGAACTTGAAAAAAAGAAAGAGCTGGCAAAACAAATTGCAATCCTTTGCCTTGAAATTAATTCCATTGGTGATGAAAGAAAAAGCAAACAAGGGAAACCATGCGTATTTTTAAACCTGTCCGGCCATGTTGGTAATATCGATGTAGCTATAAATGAAAAGGGCTGGGAATCAAAACGTCGCCCGGATATAATGTTCCGACTCAATGAGTATTCGCCATTATCAGAATTTACGGATTGTCTGGCCTATCTGAATGAGTTATATCTAAGCCAGACAATGGAATCGGAGACAGAAAAGAATGGGGATGAGGAAGGTAAAGAATTAAGCGTGGATATAGATCAGGCTGTCGGAGCTTGAAGGGTGAGAGATCAGTGAGTATTACAAGTTAATTTTAAGCGAAGGGATCAGAAAAGAACATGAAAGAATCATGCAAAAGTATTTATCGGATCTGTAGAGATCGTGCCGGGTTAACCCAGGAAGTAGCAGCCCCAAAGCTGGGAGTGTCTGTCAGGGCCCTTGGAAACTATGAAGCCTATTCACTGGAGGTTGGGAAGAACATGCCTCCGGAAGATGTTGTGCTATGCATGGCAAAAGTCTATGGTACACCATGGTTACCATTGCTGCATTTGAAAGAAAACACCTTAATTGGAAAGGCAATATTCCCGGATGTGGAGTTAACAAACCTACCGCTGGCGTTTTTAAAGTTTCAGGCCGAAATCGGTGATATTCAGCCGTTAGAGAGCGAAATGCGAAAGGTTATCCTAGATAATCGTATTGATGAACATGAGCTGGAAACCTCGGAAATATTTATAAAGGAGCTCATGGAAGGCATCATGTCCGGATGGAGCCTGATTTTCTCAGCAATAGAAAAAAGACCGTTGCTCGAACAACGATCTCAAAATTTTACCCTGGTCAGGTAAAGATTCTTTTATCAATTTTAGCATATCTATATGCGTTTGTACAGTGGGGAAAGGGTGGGATGAAAAAAATAATAAACAGGATGATCGAATCAGGCATTCAAGAATATTGGAACTGCAGGAAAAGGAGTCAACCCGGCAAAGGGGCGATGATAAATTTAGAAAAATGATTAACCGGTTCCGGGAAAGTTTAAGCTTGGAACCGGAATATTTGGAGGATGAAACATGAGTTATTCAAAACAGAGAGTAATTGAAATTTTAGAGAAAAAAGGCTTCGTGGCTGAGGAATCGGAGCAATTTGATGTGCTCCATTTTATAGCCCCGGGATACAAGGAAATCAAGATGAAATCGGACGGTATTAAGCATTATTTCAAGGTGCTGACCAAATTCACTACCAACTTAAGAACCGCTTTGGAATGGGCAGGGGTTGAAAGGCTGGAGGATGTGGCGTGAATTATAGTTTTGACATAGATGTAGCTGAAAAGCTGGGGGTTAATGCTGCCATTGTTGTTCAAAACCTTCAGTTCTGGATTAAAAAGAATGAAGCCAATAACAAGCATTTCCATGATGATCGCTACTGGACATTTAACAGCATTAAGGCTTGGAAAGATTTATTCCCATTCTGGTCAGATCGTCAAATCCGGAAAATTCTGGATGATCTGATCGAAAAAGGAATCATCATAAAAGGCAATTATAATGAATTAAAGTATGATCGAACTTTGTGGTATGCATTTACTGATTATGGCATTTCCATTTTACATAATTGTCAAATGAAAGTGACAGATTTGTCAAATAGAAGTGACAGGAATGTCGAACCTATACCAGATATAAACACAGATATAAACACAGATGTAAACACAGATAGAGAGAGTACCCCAGAAATTACTGAAATAGCAATAGCAGTAAAGGGTGAACGGAATGAAGTGATTGATGAATTCAATCGTGTCGTTACCAGATTGCCAAAGGTAACAGTCCCGACACCAAAGCGTCAGGGTGCCATCAAACAGCGGATCAAAGAGCATGGCCGGGATGCCGTCAGCGTTTGCTTTGATAAAGCTGGAAAAAGTGATTTTCTCTGTGGGGTCAATGACCGGGGCTGGATGGCCAGCTTCGACTGGATCATGAAGCCTGAGAATTTTGTCAAGATCCTGGAAGGGAACTATGATAATAAAATTCTGGTTTCCCAAAATGTGCCTTGTCAGCCGTATGAGTATGATTGCAGTTTTAATCCGGAGGACTCACTATGACGGAGTTAATTAACATTGAGGAAATCAGCAAGACGTGTGACGTTGTGGACATTAACGATTATGTCAAAGATGGTCTGATCTACTGCCATAAATGTGATAGTCCGAAAGAAGTGATTCTTCATTTTCTGGATAAAACACGAAAAGTATTTTGTATTTGCGAATGTGAAAAACGGGAACGCGATTTGATCGCAGAAGGTTTTGTTGTTCTGCAAGAGAAAGAAAATATTCGTCGTTTGCAGACCATGGGCATTCAGGATGATGCCTTCAAGAAATGGACGTTCGATCAGGATGATGGTGGACAACCAAACTTAGAAATGGCCCGGATCTATGCTGATAATTTCATGAACGACTTTTTTAAAACGGGTATGGGGATGATATTTTGGGGGAATGTAGGGCGTGGAAAAACCTTTACGGCGGCATGCATTGCCAATCAATTGATCGAGAATAATGTCCCTGTTATGATGACCAGCTTTGCGAAAATTGTGGATGATATCTTTTCAATTCAGGACAAGGCGGCATATTTTAAGGAGTTCAACCGGTATAAGCTCCTGGTCATCGATGATCTGGGAGCCGAACGACAAACAGATTATGCGATGGAACAGGTCTACAAGGTTGTCGATGATCGGTATAAAAATAATCTGCCAATGATCATCACCACAAATTTGACGATCAATGAGCTGAAAAATCCGAAGAAGGTGGAGTATTCCAGAATCTACGACAGAATACTGGAGAAATGTGTGCCCGTCTCATTTACAGGCAAAAACTACCGTCAGGAAATCAGAAATGATCAAGTTGAATGGGCAAAAGCAAAATTCAGGAAAGAAAAGAAAATAGGCGCATGATCTACCTGATTGCAGACACGAGTAAATATGAATGGCCCTTGGCCACCGCTGGCAGCTTGAATGAACTGTCTGAGATTTGCAAAGCTGAGATCCCGGTGATCTGCAGGGTGATCCGGAAGAACCGGACCACAAAGTTATTTCATGGTGTGCCGGCAAAGATTTATAAGTTTCAGGAGGACGAAGCATGAAATATGATAATTGGGAAAATATGAGCGAGACGGCTAAGGTAAGAGCTGTTCGGCACGAGCTTGAACTTGAAACCCACAACGGGACAACCAAAGCAGATTTGCTACTCTTGCTGAAATGGCTGTTTGATCAATTTGAGGTAGTGGAATGATCAAAATTGACATCGAAATGAAAATAATGCCGAAAAGCTGCCATGTTTGCCCGTTGAAGCATTATGTTAAGTCGGAGGCTGATTCTGGATATTTTTGCTACAAGACAAAACAATTAATTCAAAAGCAGTCAAATAAAAGACCGCAATATTGCCCATTAATGGAGGTGTAGGAATGAACCCTGATCAGATAGCAGATTTCGAAAAGAGATATCTCGAAAAGTTCAAAGATGCGGTTAGTGTGGAGCATAAAGGGTTCAAGGAAATAAAATGCCTGATATTGGGCGATGCAGAATCAAAATCTAAAACCGTTGAGGGTTATGACATTTTTAAAATAACAAACGCAGATGGGACCACTAAGGAAGAGAGGGTGTGTTGAAATGGTTAAGATTGACATGGAAATGCCGGAAAGCTGTGTGAAATGTTGGTTTAGAATGTGGTATGAATTTCGCTCAATGTATTATTGCGGCGCTAAACGTGATATTTCACTTAATACAGTTGCTGAAAAAGACAGGCATGAGAGTTGCCCGTTGATCGAGGTTAAAGAAAATGAAAACTAAAAAGTGTTTTGGAACGGGGGAACATAAAATAAAACGAAAAAAACTGAGCAAATCAGAAAGAATTGAAATACATAATAAAACTGATGGACATTGTGCCTACTGTGGGTTTCCATTAAAAATTACTGACATGCAAGTTGACCATGTTATTCCGCTAAACCGAGGCGGATTGGATGAAAAAGAGAATATGTTGCCAGCTTGCCGTTCGTGTAATCATTATAAATCGACGTTCGATTTGGAAGATTTTAGGGAAGAAATTGGGAAGTGGCATGATCGCCTTATCCGGGATAGCGTTACATATAAAAACGCCGTTAGGTTTGGACAGATTATTCCGACTCCAAGGAGAACAATTTTTTATTTTGAAGCAATAAACAATGGGGTGGAAAATGAGTGACTTTTTAAAATTCTTTGAAGAGAAAGTGGAAAACTATCCAATGCACATGGAAATATATTATTCAAAAACCATGGATTGGTGTATTCACATCTGGAAATTACTTGATGTAAGAATAGAGATCGCTGAAGTTCAGGGATCTGATATGGAGCTTGTTTTTGCAAAGGCTCACGTTGAACTGAAAGAATGGTTGCTGGAAAATGAGGGGGGATATTGAGATGACGAAAGACGAACTGTTATTAAAAATATATCAAAAGCCACTTAATATGAAAATTAAAATGACCGTTCATGAGCGATGCGAGTTGCAGAAACTATTAAAAGAAGCTTTGAAATATGAGCTCACTGAAAGAGATCTTGAGAATTTCCAATTTCATCATGATCATTTTGAGGATGATATTTTACTAATGGTAAGTGATCTCGAAATGAAAGTGGCCCAAGAACTGGCAACCATCGCAATGGCATCAGGCAGGATCGCCGAAAAGTTTAATGTAAGGATGATGGAAAATGAATAAATACCGAAAATTACAGACGATCAAACATGCTCTGCAGTATTACATAACCCGGCCGGATGCCGATCCCAAGGACATTGAGCAGGAAAAGGCCCTGCTGGAAAAGGTTAAGGGTGAGATTCGGGCGGTAAAATCAAAGTGGTATGGAGCCGGGACCAAATGATGAATTGGATCTGTGATGGTTGCAAGCATATTGCCGATGCGCCTTATATTTGCATATGGGGTTGTCCCAAAAAGAAAGAGAAAAGCGGGATGAGATGGATTTTATCAAACGGATTTATAACTTTCAATCAGAAGGCCGTGATCGGAAAGCCGGTTTCGAGGTAGAAAGTGACCAGTTTATTGGGTTGAGATACATTATCAAGGGTGATAGCCTGGTGATTACTTCAGCCAAAAACGGAGCCTTTGCGGTGGATTTGGAAAAGGGCAAATTATTGGCCCAGGAAATAATGGAGATGGTGGAATATTATGAAAAGTAAATATGGAAGTGAGTATTATGGTTTTATCGAAATTCTGTATCAAGATGGTACCAGTGATGCCTTTTATGCTGGAGCTGGTTTGGCTCAAAAAATAGGGCTGGAAGTGATGAAAGGGGACTGTCTGATTAATATCCCATGTCGGCATGGAAAGAGCATTGAGTTCTTTTCTTCAACAGTCAAGAAAGTCACCATGGTTATTGGCGGGCGGATCATATTGAAGCGGGTGAGCGCATGATGGACCTGAGTAAAACCTACTACTTAGCCCATCCCTGCACCACGGGTGGCAAGAGCATTGAAAAAAACAAAGAGTCCGAAAGATGTGTCTTTGAAAAGCTTCAGAAGCATTTCCCGGGCATCAAAGTTGTCCGGCCATTGGTGCTGATCCCGGAAGAGATGGAGCATCAGGAAGCGATGCTGAAATGTTTCAAGTTGCTAAAAAGCTGTGATGCTGCAATATTTGCAGGCCATTGGATGATCAGTAAAGGGTGCATGATGGAATTTGCATTCTGTGTGGATAATGGAATCGGGGCGATTGAAATTGGCAATTTGTTTAGCGAGGTGGCGGTATGATGGAAATATTGATCAATATTGCATCAATTAGTTTCTGGTTTGCCTTGGCCACTTCTGGAATTGCAGCGGCACTGATCGGATTGTTTTTCCTGAGTGCGGTGGTGTGTGGAGTTGCTGGTGGCGTGGTCGGTGGGATTTTTAAGAGAAGAAAATAATTTGAGCTTTGGAGAGAAAGTATGGGTTTGATTATTGATAATTTTGCAGGAGGTGGCGGAGCCTCCGAGGGAATTGAGCAAGCCATGGGCAGGCCGGTTGATATTGCGATCAATCATGATCCCGGGGCAATTGCAATGCACAAAGTAAACCATCCGCATACGAAACATTATTGTGAATCAGTGTGGGATGTCGATCCAATTAAAGCTTGTGAAGGGCAGCCGGTGGATCTGGCATGGTTTAGCCCTGATTGTACTCATTTCAGCAAGGCCAAGGGCGGAAAACCGAAAGATAAAAACATCCGGGGTCTGGCATGGGTAGCGGTCAAATGGGCGATGCAGGTACGGCCAACGGTGATAATTTTGGAAAACGTGGAAGAATTTAAAACATGGGGCCCGCTGGGTGACGACAACCAGCCGGATAAAAACAAAACAGGTGAAACTTTTAATAGTTTTGTTGAACAGTTGAAAATTATCGGGTACCAGGTAGAGTTCCGAGAGCTGATTGCAGCCGATTATGGGGCACCCACCAAGCGGAAAAGGTTCTTTATGGTTTCCCGTTGTGATGGATTCCCAATATCGTGGCCAGCTAAAAGCCATGGACCGCGGAACAGTAAAGAGGTGGCAATGGGGATTTTAAAACCTTATACCCCGGTTTCTGAGGTGTTGGATTTTTCAAAACCTTGTCCATCGATATTTGATACTAAAGATGAGATCATGGAAAAACATGGGCTGCGAACAGTACGGCCGCTGGCAGACAAAACCATGGAGCGGATCGCAAGGGGGCTTGAAAAGTTTGTAATAAATAATGCAGATCCTTTTTTAATCCAAGTTAATTACAGTGGAGCAAAATGGCATTATTGCAATAACCTTGACGATCCGCTGCCTACAATCACGGGAAAACATGGGTTTGGGATAGTTACACCGTCGATCATTCAGTACCATTCAGAGACGTTAAAAAAAGAAGTTCGTGGACAAGCGATTGATGAGCCGATCATGACGATCGATGGAAGTCCAAGATATGCGCTGATATCATCACATATTATCCAGATGAATAACCACATGATTGGCACTGATTCCAGAGATCCAGTGAATACCATTGTTGCTGGCCCCGGTCATCTAGGAGAAGTCAGAGCGTTCTTAATAAAATATTACGGTCAGGGGATCGGTCAGGATCTAAAAGAACCCTGTGGAACGGTTGTAAGTCATGATCGTTTTGGATTGGTGACGGTCCATGGAACTGATTATCAAATAATTGACATCGGAATGCGGATGCTAGATCCCCGGGAGCTGTTTACAGCAAATGGGTTCCCGCTGGATTACATCATCGATTATGACGCTGATGGTAACAAAATCACCAAAACAGAACAGGTTAAGCGGTGTGGGAATGCTGTACCGCCGATTTTTGCAAAGGAATTGGTATTAGCCAATGTGGTTGAAATTGAAAAGAACATGGCTTCCTAAAATTAAAGAAGACATAAAAAAAAGGAGCTTTCGCCCCAAGTTGCTCGTAAACATATTTTAACATGGGGGGAAGAGAATGTCAAAGATTCAGAGTATTACAGAGATGATCAAAATAGAAACAAAATGCCGGGATAATTTAATCAGGCGGAAAATAGGCCTGATGGTTAAGTTATCCCCGGATGTTATTAAAACCAGCTGCATAACTAACGATGCGGAGTGTATCCACGGGAATTCCTCAAAAGCTTTTGAAGATATTCTCCCAGAGATCATGGTGCTGCAGCAGCAGATTAATGAGCATGATAAAGAAATAAAAATATTAAAAAATCTCAAAGATCAGATCATTGAGCATATTGAGGGGATCGATAATGTAAATATGAAGGTTAAATACCTCCGGGATCAGGTTGGTTACAGCTTACAGGAAATTGCGTTGGTATTGGATTACAGCTATGGATATGTAAGAAATATATCGGTTAAATTAGGCAATATTGACGAAAAATGACAAAATGTGTGACAGCAATTTTTTTTAAACCATGATATTATCTAAAATAGAAAAGTGTGTAAAGAATTGAGCAGCCAAGTTTGGTTGCTTTTTTATGCCAAATTGCAAAGGAGTTCCGAATGTTCAAATATACCGAAAATGGGGAATACCGCAATTACTTTGATGTAAAAAAAATGGATAGTGGTCAAACAATAAAGATTGAATTCCAGGAAGAATGGACGAAAAATATCGTTTATTTTAATATTTTTTTAGTCATAAAGCACAAGAATAAATCTACCTATCCGGCCCTCGAACAAACAGGTAAAGATGGATTGAAGGGTTTAATCTGGGCGAAAAATAAAGTGTTGGAATTTGAAAAATTTATAAAGTCACTACCTAGATACAAAAACTCTAAAGTAATAATAATATGCCGGTGGGATGACAACCGTCGTAGAAACGCATATTATTACGGGTTAAGCAAATTCGGATATAAATACGGGATGATTTATGGTTCTAAGGCTATTGTAAAGGAGCTTTGAAAAAATGGATAATGGATATAAACATATGTTTATGTATCAGCACCTTGCCGAAATTAAAGGACAAAATAACCTTTGTGATTGTAAGGGCTGTAATCATAATCGCTCTGGCCAATGTCTTGATAAGCCTTTGCTAAGTGATCCATTCAAACAGACTGGATGCCTAAAACCGGCAACAGTCTCGCAACGGGAGGTCGAAAAATGAAGTGAGAAAACAACCATCGAAACCAATCAAGCGAACCCAGGACGTTCTTGATATGCAAGATTATTTAAAAGCGGCATCCAACAGAACGGTTGAGGGCAGACGCAATTACATTTTATTTTTAATTGGTATCACAACCGGCTATCGTGCCGGTGATTTAGTTGGCCTAAAGGTTAGGGATGCCAGGGAAGCGATCCGGCATGGTTATTTTACAATCAATGAGGGGAAGAAATTCAACTCAAAGAATATCAGAAAGAAAAACCGGAAACCCCGGCAGGCTGAGATTCTTCCCAAGGTGGCCAAGGAGTTGAAATTATATATCACGGATAAGCGGGATTATGAATTTCTTTTTCCATCCCGGAAGGGTGGAGCCATTGGTGTTCAGGCAATCAGCAATATTTTGAAAGATGCTGCAACTTACTTTGGGATCAAAGGGATCACGGCGCACAGTATGCGTAAAACCTATGCTTATAAGATTTACATGGACAGCGGGAAGGATGTTGTGGCAGTAAAAGAACTGCTGGGACATTCCTCTATTGAAGAGACAAAACTATATTTAGGACTGGATAAAGAGAAGTATCACGAGTATTCAAAGGCATTATCTGACTTTGTACGGTGAGCTTTTTTTATTTTTTTGATGTTGAATGTTTAAAAAATGAGTGGGTGAACATTGAAGGTCTGAGTTTCTTATACTCTAGTAAGTAGAGAGATGAAAAACTGAATGTGTGATTCACTAAGATAATTAAACATTCAAACAGAAAAATCCGAACGATAAGAGTGACAATAGTCAATAACGTTCGGGTTTTTATTTGAAGAATTGAGGTGATTTTTTTATGAAGATTGATCCAAGCAAATTTATTGTGGAAGCATACGTTGGTGAGAAGTGCAAACCTATCGATAATATTTTAGATATTGAATATACAGTAGAGATACTTAGACGAGATGGTGAGATTGTGAGCCACAAGATTAAAGATGTATTGATTGAATACATAGATGATTACGGAATACTTAAAACAATTTATGGGCCTGGCTTAATGTTTCGGTTTACAAAAGTAAACCCACTGGTTCCAAGAAAACAGAAACACTGAAATGGCTGGTGCATTTGCAAAGAAGATTTACAGTTCCAAACGCTGGATTACCAAACGGAATTATATATTCCAGAAAAGGTTTGGTATCTGCGAGCGTTGTGGAAGACCAGGTGAGGAAGTCCATCATAGGATTTACCTGACACCTGAGAATATCCATGATCCTGAAATAGTTTATGGCGAGGATAACCTTGAGCTGCTGTGCCGGGACTGTCACTTTGATGAACATCGAAAGACTAACCCGCTGGGTGATAACTTCAAGCGTCGGGTAAGGCTGACAAACAATGGCGTTTACTTTGATGCTGCTGGCAATCCTCAGCCGGTTAAGCGGTGGCTGGTCTGTGGTGCTCCGGCATCTGGCAAGACAACCTATGTGATGGAGCATATGGACCATGGAGATCTGGTCATTGACTTTGATCTGCTTGGTCAGGCGCTCAGTCTGCAAAGCAAGGATGGGCTGCCGGACAATCTGGTGGAGACTGTGGCCAGCGTTCGTGATCATCTGTATCAGTTGGTCGAGACTGAGAAGGTTGATGCAAGAAACATTTGGATCATTGCATCACTTCCTAAGCAGAACGAGCGTGAGCTGATAGCCGAGCGATTAAAAGCATCTATCATTGCGATTGATGTGGATTATGAAACCTGTTTGGGTAGAGCAATGCTGGATGATAGCAGAAATGACAAGGAGTTGCAGAAGCAAATCGTCATCCGGTACTTCCGAAACCACAAGGGGTAGCCCCCCTAAAAAAATGTGGGGTGGGGTCGAAAAGGACCGTCGGAGGTGGAAGAATTCTGTTCCTCCACGGGAAAATTTCAAAAAAGGAGGGGGGTATATTTTTGGGCATAGCCGAACAATTGGAAAAAGAAAAGAAGATCAGGGCTGAAAAAAACCGTATTGCCAAGATTTATAAAAATATCAACATGGATAAAGACATTACTAAAGTTCTGGACGGGCTTATTTCTGATGCTGCTTTTATGAGGGTGTCACTTGAAGAAGTCAAACTGAAATTGATCAAAGAAGGGCTGATGGAAAAATTTAAAAATGGATCTCAGGAATTCATGCGGGAAAAACCGGAAGCCAAACTGTTTCTTAATTTCATGAAGCAGTATTCCAACACCATGAAGCAGCTTATTGACTTAATGCCAGTCCAGGTGAAGGATGAAGAGCAGGATCAGCTAATACAGTTTTTCCAATCCGGAAAGGAAGCCGTTAAAAAATGAGCCAGGCAGAATTCATTGAGGAATATTACGATGCCATCATGTCCGGGGACATTGTGGCCGGGCGCCGGATCAAACAGGTTTATAGCAAGCTGATGCATGACCTTAAGCACCCGGGGCAGTTTGTCTTTGATGAAGATCTAGCCAACCGGCCGATCGATTTTATTGAGACCTTCTGCAAGCAGGCCCAGGGCGTTTTAGGCGAGCCGCTTAAGCTGATGCTTTTTCAGAAAGCAAAGTTTCAAGCAGTATTTGGTTTTGTTGAAAAGGACACTGGGTTCAGAAAGCATCGGGAAGTGTTGGATATCCGGGGTCGAAAAAACGGTAAAACCACCGAGTTATCGGCTACTGGCATTCATATGACCGTGGCCGATGGGGAAAGTGCAGCTGAAAATTACTTCATTGCGACTAAACTCGATCAATCACAGAAAGGTTTCAATGAAGCCTGGAACATGATAGCTCAGAGCAAAGCCTTGTCAAAACATATCCGGAAACGGAAGTCAGATCTTTACTTTGAATCCAATTTTTCATTTATCAAAGCGTTATCCAGTAACCGCAATGGTCTTGATGGACTAAATGCGCACTGTGTAATTATTGATGAGCTGGCGGCTATTAAAAACCGTGATCTCTACGATTTGATGAAACAATCAATGTCTTCACGACGGCAACCACTGTTAACGTGCATTACAACCAATGGCTTTGTACGGGAGTGTATTTTTGATAGCCAGTATGAATATGCTTGTAAGGTTCTCGATGGCAAAATAATTGATGAATCGTTTTTGCCATTTATTTATGAGTTGGATGATCGGGACGAATGGGATAAAGAGGAATGTTGGATAAAAGCGAACCCGGGTCTTGGCGTGATTAAAAACGTCCGGGATCTTCGGGATAACGTCAACAAGGCTAAGAATGATCCGGCCTTTAAAGCCACGGTCATGGTCAAAGATTTCTGTGCCACAGAAAATGCAGCCACCGCATGGCTCCGCTGGGAAGAACTTTACAACCCCGAAAAATTCGAGGTTAAGGAAATGGGGTTTCGCTATGGCATTGGCAGTTTTGATTTAGCCGAGACAACAGACCTTGCAGCCGCAAAAGTGGCCTGTAAAAGAAGGGATGATGGCAAGGACTATTATTTATCCATGTACTGGCTGCCAGAAGAAAATTTGAATAATAAGGAGCTGCTGGATCAGGTGCCCTACCTGTTATGGGAAAAGCAGGGCTTACTCCGGGTATGCCCGGGAAACCGGATTAACCCGTATCATCTTTTGGAGTGGTTCATTGAGGTTCAGGAGGAATATGACATTTATATCCCTTGGATTGGGTATGATCCATGGCATGTTGATACCAGTTTGCTGCAGGCATTCCAGAATTATTTTGGCAAGCAGTCGATGATTCCGGTGCGCCAGGGTGTTCATACCTTATCCATGCCGATGAAGGAGCTTAAGGCTGAACTGATTGCCAAACAGTCAGTTTATAATGACCACCCGATTGATAAGTGGTGCCTGAAAAATCTGGAGGTGAAGGTAGACATTAACGGCAATATCCAACCAGTGAAAGGTGTGTCCCAGACACAGAAAATTGATGGCGCTGTGGCCATGATCATTGTCAAGGTGATCCTTCGGGATAAAATGGCAGAGTATTTAAATATGATTTAGGAAGAGGTGGTTGAGTGTTTGAAAAAGTAAAACAGTTTTTTAATAAGAGCCCAACAGTGACTTCATTTGAAATGATCACCGAGCGGGGCAATGGCTTCTTTGCCTGGAATGGCAGTTTATACCATTCCGATCTGGTGCGTTCGTGTATTCGGCCAAAGGTAAAAGCCATTGGGAAGTTGACCGCCAAGCACGTCCGGCAAACCGGATCTGATTTTCAGGTGAACCCGGAGGTTTATATGCGCTTCCTGCTGGAAGAACCCAACCCTTACATGACCGGGCAGATGCTTCAGGAGAAGCTGGCCACCCAGCTACAGCTTAATAATAATGCTTTTGCTTATATCGCCCGGGATGGCAGCGAAATGCCGGTAGCGATTTATCCGATCCCGGCGACAACTGTGGAAGCGGTTTATAATAAGGCCGGGGATTTGTTTTTGCGGTGTTTTTTATTAAATGGCAAGATGGTCACCTTTCCCTATGTGGATGTGATCCACCTTCGGCAGGATTTTAATACCAATGACATTTTCGGGGAAAGTCCTTCTCAGGCGCTGGCCCCGCTGATGGAGATTGTCAACACCACCGATCAGGGGATTATCAAGGCGATTAGAAACAGTGCGGTTATAAAGTGGCTATTAAAATTCAATACGACCTTAAGGCCGGAAGATATTAAGCAGCAGACCGATGATTTTACCAATACCTTTTTGAGTATTGAGAACACGGGTGGAGCTGCCGGAACTGATGCAAAAATGGATGCCGTTCAGGTGACGCCCCATGATTTTATACCCAATGCGCTACAGATGGATAAAACCACCCAGCGCATTTTTTCGTTTTTTGGTACCAATGAGAAGATCATCCAAAGCCGGTACAACGAGGATGAATGGAACGCTTATTATGAAGCTGAGATTGAGCCATTTGCGTTGCAGGCTTCCGGAGAGTTTACCCGGAAGTTGTTCAGTCGAAAACAGAGGGGGTTTGGTAACTCCATTATGTTTGAGTCTTCCAATCTGCAGTATGCCAGCATGACTACAAAACTGGCATTGTACCAAGCGGTTGACCGTGGATCCATGACACCTAACGAATGGCGAAAGATTTTAGGAAACCTGACCCCGTTACCCGGTGGCGATGAAGCGATCCGGCGACTGGACACCCAACCGGTTAAGGAATACACAAAAGTTGAGAGTGGAGGTGAATAAGAATGCCAGTTGAAATTGAAGTAAGAGGGAAAATTGTCCCAGATGGTGATAAGTGGATCTATGATTATTTTGAGCAGCCTTGCACCACAGCAGCGGATATCCGGAATAAGATCCGGTCGGCTAACGGTGATGTGCTGGAAGTTTCGGTGAATAGTCCTGGTGGCGATATCTTTGTTGCTTCGGAGATTTACACCGCATTGAAAAATTATAACAATGTCAAAATCAAGGTGACGGGTTTGGCGGCCAGTGCTGCCAGCGTGATCGCCATGGCCGGTTATTGTGAAATGAGCCCGACCGCCCAGATGATGGTCCATAATGTGTGGACGTTTCAGAGTGGGGATTATCGGGATATGGATTCAGCCAGTGAGAGCTTGAAAAAAGCCAATCGCTCCATTGCTAATGCCTATTGTGTAAAATCTGGCATGGCCATGGATGCAGCGTTAAAAATGATGGATGATACCACATGGATGACTGCTCAGGATGCCAAGGCGTTGGGGCTTGTGGATAAAGTGCTGTTTGAGGTTGATGATGAAGAGGGATTCTATCAAAATCAATTATTTAACAGTGTTTTAAAAGAAAACGCCAAGGCCATGTACGCAGCGATCCCCCGGTTAAGCCCCAGTGTGATTGCAAAAATGCGGGAGTCCCGGGAGAATGTTCTGGAGAAAAATGAAAAATCAGAAAATGAACTAAAAGCCCTTGTTGATCAGAACCTTGAATCAGCAAAGGCTTATTTAAATTATTTAAAACTGAAAGGTGATGTGAAAAATGACTAAAGAACAGTATTTGAAAATGAGAAATGAATTGTTGGCAGAGGTTGATGGATTGATTAACGGCGGTGATGTTGAAAATGCCAATGCGAAAATGGCTGAGGTAACGGCCCTGGATAACCAGTTTGAAGCAGAGCGAACCGCACAGGCGAATGCTGCAGCGTTACGAGGGGCACCGGTGGTAAATATCGAAACACAGTCAGTTGTTAATCAAGGGATTGAGTTCGGAACGGTGCTTGCAAGTTTTGGTGAAACAACGACCGAAGCGGAGCTGCATGAACGAGCATTTTATAATTTTCTGGTAAATAAACCATCAACCCAGGAAGAAAAGGCGGTGTTTGATCAAATCAATACGGATTATCGGAATGCTGTGCAAACTGCCACCGATCATCAGGTGGTGATCCCAGAAACGGTAACGGCTATGATTTGGCAGGAAATTGCGGATGCACACCCTGTTGTGCAAGATATTTTTAGAACCTTTGTCCCTGGTGATTTAACGATTATTAAGGATGATGATAGTATCGCTGATGCTGACTGGATCGATGAAGCAACACCAGCTGATGGAGATGATGTAGGATTTGGAACTGTCAATTTGACAGGATGTGAACTTCCAAAAGCCGTTGATATTTCATGGAAGCTAAAGAAAATGGCCATGCGTGATTTCTTAAATTACATCGCTAGAAAAATTGCTGAAAAAATGGGGAATGCCATTGCTAAGTCTGCATTTACCGGAAAAGGAAAACCAGGTGAAAGCGATACCTTTAAAGCTCAGCCTAAAGGTGTTGTAACAGCTCTGAATGCAGAAGCAGGAACGCCACAGGTTGTCACTTTTGCTACAGCCGATCCACTTACCTATAAAAAGATTACATCGGCTTTGGCAAAAATTAAAAGTGGCTATCTGGGAAGTGGTGCAGCCATTTACGCAGATAATGCCACGATCTGGAATGAACTGGCGAATGTTATGAATGAAATGGGGAATCCTTATTTTATTCCAGATACCACAGGCGGTGGTGTTGGCCGTATGTTTGGATTACCTGTAAAAGAAGAAGCAGCAGCTGCAGGAAATATTCTCATTGGCAATTATGGTAAAGGTTACGCTATGAATGTTAATGAAGATATTACCTTATATCAGGAAGATAATATTAAAACAAGAACAACCACCTATATGAGCTATTCCCTTATTGATGGCGATGTTGTCACTACCAAGGCGTTTGCTCTTATCAAAAAGGTTTAGAAGGGTTCAGGGGGCATTGCCCCCTTTTAATGGGTGAATGTAATGACAATGCTTGAATCAATAAGAAATTCCCTGAGAATTAAAAACACGGTCTTTGACGGAGAAATAACCGATCTGATCAATGCCTGCAAGCTGGATCTTTCCATATCTGGGGTGAAGATCATCGACGATACCGATCCGCTGATTAAACAGGCGGTTAAGACCTATGTTAAAGCAAACTTCGGCCTAGACAATAAAGACGGTGAGAAGTACATGGAAAGTTATGAAGCCATTAAACGGCATCTGGCCTTGTGCGGTGATTATAATGTGGAACCGCTAGTTTTACCGGAAGTGGGTGTGTAAATGTGGACAAGTATCTGTTATTTGGGAATCGAAGATGAAGCAGAAAATGCCATCGGTGATAAGTATGAAGTAGTTTCCTTTGATGATTATGTTTTCTGTGATCAGAAATCCATCCGGATGGCTGAGTTTTACCAGGCAGCCACTACCGATTATAAACCATCAATCACCCTGACTTTAAAACAGGCAGATTATGCAGGCCAGCGGTATATCCGGTTTGAGGATGAGGTTTATACCATGATCCGGACCTATGCTGTTGGCAGTGAGGATATCGAAGTGGTTCTGGAAAGGGGGATTAAACATGGGGAAACCACCTGATTCGGTTACGAAGGTACTGGTAAAGAAAGGGAAAACTCACGTCGAGTTTACTTCAAATGTTGACAGAGCAAAGTACACCTTATCTGAATTGACCCGGGCAGCTCTTCGTGATGTTGGTAAATTTTTGTGTAAAGAATTCAAAATAAATTATTATCAACAGTTCAAAAAAAGACGGGGGAAAATAAACAAATATGTTCAGCCTTGGGTTCGTCGAAGAGAGTGCAATTTACAGGTTGGAATTAAACCAAATGCGTTTTATGGTGGCTTCCAGGAAAAGGGATCGTCAAAAACACCGGCTCTAGGATTACTGACAAAAGCGGCACAGGATAATATTGAAACGATTATACAAATTGAATCTAAATATTTAAGCGCAATGGAGTCGGAAGCCGAAGCATTAGCTTTAATTAATGAAGATGAGTATACGGGTGGATCAGATGGCGAGTAAAACGGTTCTGTTAATTGAAGAGATCAAAAAAATCATCCAGAACGTCCATATGGGCGTTTTTTATATTGGGACGACCAAAACCACTCCCTACCCTTATATAACCTTTCAAATAAGCGATATCGGGGCCAGTAAAAAACTGGAATTGGACTATTGGACGGACAAACCGGACTCCATCGAACTGGAAACATTAGCGGATAATGTGGGCGATTATTTGAATAAATATACGCTCACCAATGAGCATCACAGCATTACAATTTATAAAAATGATGACCGGCAACGGTTGGATGAAACAATTATTAAGCGGATCAATGAATCTTATCTGGTCCGCTACTTTGGAAAGGAAGAATAAAAAATGGGAAAAGTACGAACAGGTTACAGTCAGAAAACCATGGATAATCTCCATACTGGTGCCGGGGCGTTTTTTAAAAATTTTATTGTCGGCACAGACACCTATGAATCGGCCCGACTTGGTGGAAAACTAATTGGAGCTACCCAGGGCGGTGGTGAGTTTAAGGTGGCTGCTGAGATCCGAAACATTGAGATTGATGGACTGCCCGGAAAGGGCAAAGGAACAGAGATTATTGACTATATTGATGTTTCTTTGGTGATTAATTTCATCGAGACAACCCCGGATATTTTGGCTATGGCTCTTGGTGCCGCTGATATTGATACCACGACCAACGGCACCTATAGCATCATTACCGGGCGAAATGCTTTTGAGGATGCCGATTATATCGGCAACATCACCTACATTGGCACCATCACCGGCAGTGAGGAGCCGATCATTATCCAGGTCTTTAATGCTCTGTCAACTGATGGTCTAAACATCAAGGTGGAGGATAAAAAGGAGGGTGTGATTCCCGTTACCGTCTATGGCCATTACGAGGATACCGGGGAAGGAACCCTGGATGCACCGCCTTATAAGATTTACTATCCAAAAGGATCTAATGCTGCCACACCAGTTGCCAGCATGAAGGGCGGAGCCTACGCAACCAGCCAGACAGTTACATTAAGCTGTGCGACTGTTGGAGCGACCATCTATTACACCACCAATGGTTTTGAGCCAACGGCAGATGATACGGCCTACTCCACTGAAATTACTGTGGCAGCCGATACAATCTTAAAAGCAAAAGCAATGAAATCCGGCATGGCTGATAGTGCAACCATGACCGAAACTTACAGAATTGGAGAATAATTAGATGATTGAAAATGTACGAAAACTAAATACGGCGGATTTATTTGAGTTTATGCGGATGGTTAAGCGAACCGGGGTTAAGGATGAGCTTAAAAAGGTTGCTAAGAATATGCCGAAAAAAGAGAAGAAGCCACAATTGAAAGTTGTTGAAGAAGGTGATGATAATTCTCCAGAACTCATTGTTAAAGAAGCGCCATCCCAGGCAGAGGTTGGCATTGATCTGGCTTTTTCAGTGATGGAGATTTTTGCGAACCAGAAAGCGGAAGCGGAAATCTATGCTTTCATTGCCCGCCCCTTCCAATGCACCCCGGAAGAAGTGGCCGAAAATGACCTGATGGATACCATCGAAAAACTGAAAGATGTGGCTGATGCTCAGAAGTGGGCTTCTTTTTTCAAGTCAGCAACTCAGTAGATGTTACTGACATTGAGGAGTTGCTCCTTAGACGATATAACAACATTGACTATATTTTAAATATGGATATTGATAGCGGTCTTACATTTATTCGCAAAGCCTTTGAAAAAGAAGAGGATGCGAAATTGTGGGACCGCTATTTAGTTGATTACCGGAATATGGGGCCAGAGAACTTTATCACCTTTGAAGCGTATAAACAACTGGCTCAAAGTGAAAGCGTTCAGCCGAGTGCCACCCCGAAAACCAAGCAGGAAACCATTAATGAAATCAATGAGAAGGTTGAAAAGATCATCAATCTAACCCTGAAAGGGGGTGAAGCTAATGGCGTTTGAGATCTTCAAACTATTTGGTTCGATTTTTGTTGATACCAGCGAAGCCAATAACGAGATGGATCTGGCCGGAAATAATGCTGAGATCCTTGGTAAAAAGTTTGGTGCCGTTGCAAAGACTGCGGATAATATCAGCGATGGGCTTAAGGGTCTTGGAAAGGGATTTTCTACTTATGTAACAGCTCCATTGACTGCAATCGGTACGGGTGCTGTCTTGGCCTTTAATGCGGTTGATGATGGTATGGATGTAATGTTAAAAGCTACTGGTGCCACCGGAGACGCTGCTAATGGCTTGGAGAAGATTTTTAAAAATGTTTCAGGGTCTGTCATCGGCAGTTTTGACGATGTTGGGGGAGCGATCGGAGAGATTAACACACGCTTTGGAGTAACAGGCGATGGCCTTGAAACCATGAGCAAGGATTTTCTTAAGTTTGCTGAGATCACCGGAGTGGATGCCACCCAGGGGGTCCAGCTAGTCTCCCGGGCAATGAGTGATGCGGGTATTGATACAGCGGATTATAAATCAGTCCTTGATCAATTGTCTGCTGCAAGCCAGGCATCGGGTATTTCAGTTGAAGCATTAACTGAAAACATCACAAAATACGGTGCACCGATGCGAGCCCTTGGTTTTGATACCCAGGAAAGCATTGCTATCTTTGCAGGCTGGGAAAAGGCTGGGGTTAATACAGAGATCGCATTCAGTGGTATGAAAAAAGCCATTTCTAATTGGGCAGCAGCTGGTAAAGATCCCCGGGAAGAATTTAAAAAGACGTTACAATTAATTGGTGAAACACCAGATATTGCCAGTGCAACAACCATGGCCATCGACGTTTTTGGCCAAAAGGCGGGGCCTGATTTAGCGGATGCCATCAAAGGGGGGCGTTTTTCCTATGAAGAATTTTTGGCTGTTGTTGAAAATTCTGAGGGAACCTTAGACGGAACCTATGATGAATTGCTGGATGGTGGCGCAAAGTTTGAAATGTCCATGCAGAATGTTAAAGAGTCGATGGCCACATTGGGTGAAGCCATTATGAATACGCTGGCGCCAATGCTTGAAGCGGCGGCGGTTAAGGCAAGTGAACTTGCGGGATGGTTTGAGAGTTTAAACGAAGGTCAACAAGATACTATTGTGAAATTGGGCTTGTTAGCTATGGCTATTGGTCCAATTTTATTAGTCTTAGGCGGTCTGGCCGGGGCGGTATCCAACGTTGCCGGATTATTTGCTACCGGTGGCCTATTAAACGGGGCGCTTGGGTCAGCATCGGCAGCTTTTGGCCTTGGTGCCGAGGGTGCCGTGGGAATGGGTTCTTCCCTGGCAGCTTTAACGGGGCCGGTGGCTATCGTTGTGGCTGCTATCGCTGGGTTCGTTGCAATACTGGCAGGGGCCTGGCAAAATTCAGAGACGTTTAGGGGTTCTGTAGCAGCTGCTTTTATGGCGTTGAAAATGCAAATTACTATGAACCTTATGGCCATTCAAGAGGCATTTGCGCCTGTTGTTGAAGCGTTCAGTGGTTTCGGTGCAAGTATCAATCCGATTTTACAGCAGATTGGTGATTTTATTGGGAACAATATAGTTCCGAAAGTCAGGGAATTTATTAGTGAATTCATAAATGGATTTACAAGTATTATCATTGCGATTGCACCATTTGTCGCAGCCATCGGGAATCTTCTAAGTTTTATCGGAAATTTTGTTGGCATGGTCTTTGCTCTGCTAAATGGAGATTGGGCAGCAGCCTGGCAGTTTGCCCAGGCAATGGGCCAGAATGCGGTTGATTTTCTGGTTAATGTTTTTCAGGGGCTTCATAATTGGGTAAGCCTGATATTTCAGAGTATTCTGGATTTCATAAAAGGAATCTGGGACGGCATTGTCCAGCGGACCACCGATACCTGGAATGGGATTGTAACCTTCCTGCAGACAGCATGGCAGCTGATTTATGACAATACAATTGGGAAGATATCAGAGCTGGCGACTAATATTGCGAATAAGTGGCAGGAAACAAAGGTTGATACCCAACAGAAATGGGATGCTATAAAAAGTGATCTGGCTGCCAAATGGGAAGAAATTAAGACTAACATTTCCAATAAGGTTCAGGAAGTTGTCACCAATTTAGCGAATAAGTGGCAGGAAACAAAAAGCGATACTCAGCAGAAGTGGGCGGATATTAAAACCGATCTTGCCAGCAAATGGGAAGATATTAAAACCAATATTTCCAATAAAGTTCAGGAGACAGTTAAGAATGTCTCTGATAAGTGGCAAGAAACTAAGACCGATTCAGATTCGAAATGGGGAGATATCCGTGATGACTTAAAAAACAAAGCGCAGGAAATCTTCCGCAATATCACAGAAAAAATAAGAGAACTTGTTGATGACTTACCCGATAAATGGCAGGATATCAAAGATGCAGCATCTGAAAAATGGGAAGAAATAAAAAAAACAATCATTGATCCCATTGCTCAAGTCCCAGAACAATTATATCAACAAGCTAAGAACATGATCTCAGAAATTGTTCGTGGGATTTCGGAAACAGCATCTAATGTTGGTGATGCTGTTAATGCGTTGGTTAAAGATATCTTAGCGAAATTCAAAGATGGCTTGGGTATTGCATCGCCTGCTAAAAAGTTAATTGAAATCGGGAAGTACATTGTTCAAGGGCTTATCAAAGGTTTGAATGGTGAAAACCTGATATCGTTTGTAAATGGCATGGTTGAAGATATTAAGTCTGCTTTTGAGAATGGTAATTTTAATTTAAAAGCAGCAATCGACTTTGTAGGTTCTGGTGCTGCAGAATTCTTTAAATCAATTGGTATTGGCGGTGCATCCATGGGTGACTTAACCGCGCCATTATCCGCTGGGGTTACATCTGAGTTTGGATGGCGTACCCATCCGATCTATGGTGATCAACGGTTCCACGCTGGGATTGATTTGGGAGCGGGATATGGCGAACCAGTAGGCGCAGCCGGAGCCGGTACAGTTGTTCAGGCTGGATGGAATGGTGGCTACGGGAATTCAGTTATCATCGACCATGGTAATGGTTTAGAAACACTATATGCCCATATGTCAGAAATAATGGTTGCGGTAGGTGATATTGTCAGCAAATTACAGACAATCGGCCTGGTTGGATCGACCGGTGACAGTACTGGCGCGCATTTGCATTTTGGTATGATGCAGGATGGCGAGTGGATTGATCCAAGTGCTTTATTCGGTTATGCTTCAGGAACAAATTATGCAACGGCAGGGCTGCATTGGGTTGGTGAAAAAGGCCCAGAGTTGGTTAATTTTAGAGGTGGCGAAAGGGTCTACGATGCTGAAACAAGCGCTGGTTTAGCGGGCGGAAAAGATGGAATTACCCAATATATAACCATCAATTCACCTACTGCCTTATCGCCAGCTACGATTGCAAAACAAAATGAACGTTTACTACGTCATTTATTTCTAAGTTTATAAGGAGGCTGAAACGTGAAGACACTAAAATATATTAACTCGCTAGGTGCTGAGATTACTTTTAAGCAATCACATTCAGCCCCTTTTATTCTCAAAAAGTTCAATCCAAAAACAAGTGTTAATATCTATAGTTCAAAAGGATCAGGTCAAAATGGCAGTACCTATTTTGGAAATGATCTGAATGAAGGAGATTTGCCGTTGGAATTTGCTATAAAAACAGCATCGCAAATAGATTATTTGAAATTAAAGAAAAAGTTGTATCAATTGTTTAATCCGTTATTGGGTGAAGGGCGAATTGTCTATTTTGATGGTTTGGTTGAAAAAACAATCACCTGTATACCTGAAGAATTACCATTTATTGTGGACATCAATACCCATGTTGGAGAAGGGACAATAGACTTAACTGCACACAATCCATTCTGGACAGATCTGACTGAACAAAAACACGAAATCACTTTATGGGTGCCGAATTTTTCTTTTCCACTGGAGCTACAAGCAGAAGGTATGGAAATCGGCTACCGTTCAGAGATATTAACAGCAAACGCCAATAATGTAGGCGATGTTGAAACGGGCATGAGAATAGTCTTCAAGGCGCTGGCCAGCGTGACCAACCCGAGTCTTGTTAATATTAACACCAAAGAGCAAATAAAAATCAACACGACGATGCTAAAAGGTCAAACAATCACCATTACCACGGGATACGGCGAGAAGAGGATTGTATCAAAAATGGCGGGGATTGAATCCAATCTGTTTAATGCGCTGGCGCCCGGTTCGACGTTCCTGCAGCTGGCACCGGGGGACAACCTGTTTCGGTATAATGCCGATGACGGGATTGATTATCTTTCAGTGACCATCTATCATTCAAATCGATATCTGGGGGTTTAGTTATGGAGTTATATATTTACAATCGGAATCTGGAATTACAGGGGATCATCGATTTATACACCTCATTCCGCTGGGTCAGGCGCTATGCGTCACCTGGCGAGTTTGAACTGCATTGTCCATTGACATCGGAAAACCTGTCACTGCTGCCCAAAGACGCTATCATCTGCAAAAATGACGACGATCCCGAGGCGGGCTATGTTAGTTATCGGGGATTATCCCAGGACAAAGAAGGAAAGAAAGTTCTTGTGGTCAAAGGTAAGTTTCTGACCGGTTATTTAGGCCGTCGGATCATCTGGGGGACTGAAATAATAAAAGCCACAACCGAGACAGCCATGCGGGTGCTGGTTAGTAATAACTGCATCACGCCACAGATTGCAGCCCGGAAGATTGATAACCTGGTATTGGGTGATTTTGGTGATTATCCCGAAACGGTTGATTACCAGGTCAACTATAAAAATCTAGGCGATGAGGTCGAAAGTTTGGCCGCTGCAGCAGATCTGGGGTATCGGGTTCGATTTGATAAAGAATTGAAGCAATTGAAGTTTGAAGTCTATAAAGGACTGGATCGGTCAGTCAATCAGACTGCCAACCCCAGAGCGATATTTTCACAGGAATATGACAATGTGTTAGAGCAAGAATACACCGAAAGCATTGGTGATTACCGGAATTTTGCACTGATCGGCGGAATCGGAGAAGGATCAGCCCGAAAAACCGTCACGATTGGGGATGCGGCCGGACTGGATCGATTCGAGACATTTTGTGATCAGAATAATTTGAGTAACGAGATCGAGGCTAAGACAGTTGATGGCAAAGCGGCGGATGTGATTGCAAGTGAAGAGAGCGCCAGAGTGGCAGCTGCATTGACGCAGTATCAGGAAAAGGCGGCTGAATTGGCGGCGGCAGAAAGTGCGTATAAGCTGAACAAAATCAACGCAGCTCTGGCGCAAGATGAGATGGTTGCGTTTATGTCTGGCGTGTATGGCAATTTTACGCCGGATGAGCTGGTGGAATATCGGCGAATTCAGGCGGAGCAAGGTCTGTTATATGCTGAGTGGATATATCTCTGGTCGCTGATTCAGGGAAATAGACAACGGCTTTATTGGCCGCTTGAACCAGCTCTGGCCGCCGATACCCGTTTTGATTGGTCAAAAATTGGCTGGACTGGGAGTAGTTGGGTTTACTATGACGGATTGCAAAATGAGGTAGCTTTAGCCAGAAATGAAGTTGAAAATAAAAAAGATTACGTTACAGAAAATGCAGTTGTGGCCGTTACAGGAAAAACAATAATGAGTGATTCTGAATATCAAGCGCTATTAATAACCAAAGGAACTGAAAATCTGGCAAATGCAAAAGAAATAGTAACATTTAACGGCACAATCAATACCGCCCCGAATTCAAATTTACAATATCGGGTGGATTATGATCTGGGCGATATTGTCACCCAGTCAAACGATGAATGGGGAGTACAGCTGGATGCTCGGATCACGGAAATCGAAGAAGTCTATGAAGATGTTGGAATGGAAATAAATGTGACGTTCGGGGACGATGTACCAACGTTAATTGACAAAATTAAACAATTTAAAAGGGGGTGATGTGATGGAATACAGTGGATTTTACAACAGTGTCGGTGGTGATCGGCGCTATGATCAGGAATTTTTCGGAAAACTGTTTGGCAGTTTCATTGGAAATGGCATATTCCCAAACCCATCAACAAACTGTCAAATTGTCGCAAATGATGATATGACAATTACGGTGAAGGACGGTTTGGCATGGATAAATGGCGTATTATATTACAACGACAGTGATTTCATACTGGGGATCGAGGCGGCTGATACGGTACTAAAACGGATTGACCGAATTGTTTTGAGGAATTCAACAACAAGCAGAAGTACCAGGGCGTACATTAAAAAAGGGACATTCGCCAGTTCTCCGGTAGCGCCGGCGCTGCAAAGGGATGCAGATATGTACGAACTAGGGATTGCTGATATCTATATTGGGAATAATGCTGTGAGTATTTTACAAGCCAATATCACCGATTTACGGCTGAATAGTAATTATTGCGGAGTCGTTCATGGCCTGATTGATCAAGTCGATACCGAGACAATTTTCAATCAATATCTGGACAAATACCAGGCAGTAGATGCCGATGTAGCTGCCCAGAAAGCCGGATTTCAGGCAGCATGGGACGCGTGGTTTAGTGGAATTCAGAACGTTTTGGACGGTGACACCGCTGGGAATTTATACAATCTGATTGTGGCGAATGCTGCTGATATTTCAACCAATACAGCTGACATATTGGTTCACACAACGAATATTGCGACCAATACAGCTGACATTGAGACGATTTACGGGAAAATATCGAATCAAAACAAAAAATTAAGAATGGGGGCGATGTGATGGCTATTGGAGACGTAACACTAAAGAAGATTTTTCAGGGGGCGTTGTCAACCGCTGTGACGGCAAGATATACTTGCCCTGCATCAAAGCAGGCTCAAATTACAGATATTTGGCTGGATAATCAAAACACCACGACAACGCGATATGTCAGTTTATACGCCCACGGTACGGCGGCAACCAACCGGCTTGTGGGCAAGATACAGATTCGACCTGGTTACAGTGTAAATATATCTCAAGGTCGGATTGTTTTAGATGCGGGACAAGTGCTGGCATTGGCACAAGATGTTGGAACTGATGTGGTCGCGACGATATATGGAACTGAGGAGGTTGTGATATGAGTATAATTACAGGGTTTAATTCACAAAAATATTCTGATATTGATCAGAGAAATTATGAGCCAATAACAACAAAAGCTAATGCTATGATTTACACCAAACAGACTGTTTTAAACATTACCGGAGAGGGTTTTATCAATATCGCAACGCTGACAGCAACGGGAACGAGTATTTTGACACTGACAATTGACGGGGTTGTGTATACCTCGACTAATACAAACACTGCTTCGGCTGTTATTGTTGGGTTCTGTGATCAGTCATTTATCCTTGGAACAAATCAAACTGCTAATTTCACACCTTTATTCCCGCAAAATCCAGGGACTAACGCCGTCCCCAGTATCGTGAATGAATTTGTTAAGGGAGTTACAGCATATGATGGAGCAGTTAAATCCATAATGCCATTGTTTTTTTACCAAAGTTTAAAAGTTGATGTTCAGTCTAATTTTAACGGGGCTGGAGAATACTACATTGCTGGAGGATTATTAACATGAGTACAATTATAAACAACTACATCGAAGGTGACTATAACGTCACTGAGTACGGCAGTGGAGCGGTGGTTCGGTCGCTGATATCTGCGCCGGTAACGGTTGAGCCGTTACCCGAAATACATGAGCCATCTAACGCCGAAGTTGCCCAAATGATTGCCGATTTACAGGCTGATTTAATGATTGCAGGGGTGATTTAAATGACATGGTACGAAAAATACATGATTAATGCGGTTTCGATTGCGACGCTGAATAAATTGGTGAAGGCCGGAAAACTGACGCAGGTCGAGGTTGATGCGATGGTAGCGGATCGATTGCAGCAATTCGGATATTAGGCTACAGCTTAGGCTGTTTTTTTATTTGAATCAAACGACATTGAAAAAGAATCACAGGAGGGCGGAATTGGGAGCGGAAGCGGTATTTGATCTGGCAGTAAAGGTAGTTGGTGGGATTATAGTATTCATAACATTTAAAGCAAAGGTATGGCCACCGGTCATTGAGTGCTTAAGAAAAAAAATTATCAAGCCACATGATGATCTAAATAAGCGGTGTGATGAGTATGAAAAGACTCAAAAGATTCTGATCGCCGGACAATTGGCGATACTCCATGATCGGGTATACCAGGCCTGCAAACATTACATCGAACAAGAAAGCATCGATGTCGAGGATATGAAGAACCTGGAACACCTTTACAATGCTTATACGGCCATGGGTGGTAATGGAACATGTAAACAGCTCTATGAGCGTGTGTGTGCTCTGAAATTCAAAACAGATTAAGGAGAAATAAGAAAATGAGTGAAAAAGTAAAAACTTGGTTAAAAGCTGCTGGGATCAGATCAGTAAAGACGATGGCACAAACTGCTATCGGTGTAATTGGAGCATCTACTGTTATTAGCAGCGTGGACTGGATTATGGTTGGTTCGGCAACAGTTTTGGCGGGGGCACTGTCGATGTTAACCAGCGTGGCTGGATTGCCGGAAATTAAGGACGGTGAATAATATGAGTTATGTAAATGTAATTTATGATGGCCATGTCCAGGATATCGGCAACATCGGCCCATTTCAAAACGGCGAACTGTGTGGAACATTTGGTAAGTCAAAACGACTGGAAGCCCTGAGTATCAAAACCGATTCGGATCAGCTGGGGGTCGAATACGAGGGCCAGATCCAAAACATTGGCTGGACGGGCGTAAAACGGGATGGTGAGCTACTGGGGACAACCGGTCAGGGTTTGCGCCTTGAAGCTGTCAAAATCCGGCTGACAGGAGAAAAAGCCAATGAGTATGACATCTATTATGGTGTTCATGCCGAAAATTATGGTGATATGAATTGGGCCATGAACGGCGAACCAGCCGGAACCGAGGGGCTGGGATTGCGAGTCGAGGGCATCAAGATCATCATCGCTCCCAAATCGGTTAAACTGACTGTTGGCGATGTTCGAAATTTCATTAAGGCTGAACCAAAACCGGTAACCCCGGCCACGCCAGCACCACAAGTGCAGAAAAGTTTGGCAGGAAAAATTATCTGCCTGAATCCTGGTCACGGTGGCTCCGATCCGGGGGCGGTTGGTTTGCTCCGTGAGTCAGATCAAAATTTATGTGTCGTTCTCAGGCTTGGTCAGCTACTTTCGGAACGTGGAGCATCAGTCATCTATACAAGAACAACGGATGTCCACATGTACCTATCTGAGCGAACAGAGATTGCAAATAACGCTAATGCTGATATGTTTGTTTCTGTCCACCATAACGGGTCAAGTGATCCTGCTTCAAACGGATCTGAAACGATCTGTTATCCGGGCAGTGATAATGGGCTGCGGTTGGCCACTCTGACATTAAATGGGTTATGTAACCGTCTTGGCACCTATCGGCGGGGAGTGATCCAGCGTGATGATTCGGATGTGACGTATTCTGATATGGTCGCAGTAATCACCGAAGCGTTGTTTTCATCCAATCCGAATGAGTGCAATTTATTTTCAAACGGTGGGGCCGAATTAGAAGCGTTGGGGATTCTGGATGGAATCCTTGCTTACTTCGGCTGCTGACAAAATTCTAAATAAAGTATGTCGATCTTGACAGTTTATTTATAGATGTATAATGATCTTGACCAAAAATTTGTCAAGCAAGTTTCACGGCCACTTTCGGGTGGCCATATTTTATTTTCAGGAGGAAAAATGAATAGTTTTATACCATGGATTGGCGGGAAACGCCTGTTAAGAAAAACAATAATTGATATGTTTCCAAAGGACTTTGATCGATACATTGAAGTCTTTGGCGGTGCCGGATGGGTGCTCTTTGCAAAAGATAAGCATGCCGATCTGGAGATTTATAATGATTATGATGGTCAGCTGGCCAATTTGTTCCGATGCGTGAAGTTTCACCCGGATGAAGTTAAAAAAGAAATCACCGGAGTTCTTAATTCTAGGGAGTTTTTTGACGACTTCAAATCTCAACTTGATATGCGAGGATTAACCGACATCCAACGAGCTGGGCGGTATTTCATGATCATCAAAACATCATATGGTGCCGATAGAAAAACCTATGGAGGGACAAAGAAAAACCTCCATAAAAGCACCGACTATCTGAGCGAGATCAGTGATCGGCTGAATGGCGTGGTGATTGAAAACAGAGACTTTGAACGGATCATCAAAGTTCATGATCGGCCCGGTGCGCTTTTCTATCTTGATCCGCCTTATCATGGCACAGAAAAATATTATCAAACCGGATTTGGTGATGTCGATCATATAAGATTAAGAGATTGCTTGAAAGAAATCAAAGGAAAGTTTATACTGAGTTATAACAATGATGATTTTGTCCGGGAATTGTACCAGGGCTTCAACCTGATTGAGGTCAGCCGGAGAAATTCGCTGCTTGAACGGTACGATGGGAAAGATAAAGAATACAAAGAAGTAATAATCACGAATTACTAAAAATCTACCTTATATTAAAGGGCCTTACGGTGTGGGGGCTTTTTGGTATGATGTAAAACAAGAATTTGATTTTAAAAATAATGTATGTTATTATCTAACTTCGATGAAACTATTAGCGCTTTATGGTTGCGTATATGTCTGGGTACGGGCTGGGCGTACCATAAACGTGCTTAAACAGTCATTCGTGGCTGTTTTTTTCTTACCAAAAATTTGTTTTAATCAATTTGTAACCAGATAGGAAAACTAAATGAAATCAGAAATGAGTATTAACAAAGCGATTTTACATGTATTGGATACTAACGCAAACATCCCGGTGTTATCGGACATGCTTCTGAATATGACCGTATTGGTGAAAGAATATGTGGAAAAACATGTGGAAAGATCGCTGAAGGATCCGGAGATCAAACGGACGGTCTTTCGATCGGGCAGTCCTTTTAAAGAGCGGATCATTGACTATAGAAACAATCCCCATGAGTTGATTCGGGTCAGTTCTGAAATATCCCAGCTGTTTTTCGATTATATGCTGGAAAACATTGAAATACCGTCGGCGGATCTGGTTTTTGTCGACTTTAATGTGGAACATGAGACTTATTTGGGCATTTTCAAATTTAATTATAAGCAGGGCTATATCCACTATGTCAATACCGATAACGGCCTGACCAATGACATTCTGGTTCAACCCTGTGTGCTACCAACGGAAAGTCAGAAACTGGATGAATTTATTCTCATCAATCTGGCCAGCGATGAGGTGCTGATCAAGGAAAAGAAATATCCAATCAATAATGAGAAGGATTACTATATTTCCAGTCAGTTAATTTTCTGTGAGCCGGCGATGTCGGAAAAAGAGGCCTTCGATATTATCGATAAAACAGTTAAGGAAGTGATTGTCAGAGAATACGGCGGCGATTATGAAAAGTTGAATGCCGCCAAAACGGTGCTGGCTGATGATTATGAAACCGAAAGCGAAATTGATGTGGATAATCTGGCGAAGACGGTTTTTGATGGGGATTCAACCATTCAGGATCGATTCAGGTCGTCCTTGGAAGAAAAAGGGCTTTATGAAAAGAAGATTCCGGTTACCCCGAATATTGAAAAAAAGATCTTTGGCAAACAAAAGTTTATCACGGATACGGGCATCGAAATCAGTATCCCCATGGATCAGTTGAAGCGAAATGATATCATTGAATTTAAAAACAATCCCGATGGCACCATCTCTGTAGAAATTAAGAATATCGGACTGCTAAACCAGAAATAA